GCGCCCGGCCGTGAGGCCGGGCGATGCCGCGTTTCGTCGCGGACAGTCGCCGCGTACAGGTCGTTTCAATCCGCGCCCGGCCGTGAGGCCGGGCGATGCGCTGCTTACTGCCAAATCCGGCCCGCAACCGCGCGGTTTCAATCCGCGCCCGGCCGTGAGGCCGGGCGATGCATGAAATCAGCCCATTCGATGTTGTCATGGTGCATCAGTTTCAATCCGCGCCCGGCCGTGAGGCCGGGCGATGCGATGAAATCCTCGACCGGTTCCTCACCTTCCCAGAAGTTTCAATCCGCGCCCGGCCGTGAGGCCGGGCGATGCGGTCACGTTTGCCATGCTATTCCTTCCGCTATGCTGTTTCAATCCGCGCCCGGCCGTGAGGCCGGGCGATGCGAAAGCGGGGCAGCCCACCGACCAGGGTGAGACCGGTTTCAATCCGCGCCCGGCCGTGAGGCCGGGCGATGCTTTGGCGGCTTCGGTTGCAGCAGGTAGCTGATGACCGATGTAATCGCCCATACGATTAACAGGTTCCACATGATGATCTATGCCGCGCTGTCGCCGGTGAACGGGTTTTTGATGGGGAACCAAGGCGCCCCGCCGAAATTGAGGATGTTGCCGAATTTGCTGTCGCACGTGGCAGGCGTGCGGTCGCAGCCCGCATACACCGTGAAAGTCGCATTCTGCGGCAGGCCTGGCACTGGTGCGCTGATGGCCACGGTATCCCCAGCGTGTCCGATCACGAAGCGCGGCACACCGTTGAGAATGATCTTTCCGCCCACCCACCAGCCGTCTGGCTTGGTCGCAAAGGCGCCGGCCGTCACCGTCGCGCCGGTAAGCGAAACCAGCGTGCCGGTGGCTGAAAACGCCGCCTGCGAGACTGTACAGCCTGCGTCGTACAGCGCGTGCGGGCACTGACGCTGCGCCGGACGGCGCAGGCCAATCCGCTTCAAGGCAGTTGCCAGCGGCTCGCAGGTTATGGTGGTTTCGCCGCCCGATGCGCGGATTCCGGCCACCCGGCCTTTCCACCACGTCACCGTTTCTCCGTCGCCCCGATGCTGGCGGTAGATCGTCAGGGCGATGACGCCCACCAGCGGGCTGGCGAAGGCATCCGCCACCAGCGGCAGGTCGCGCGGCGCGTTGATCTCCAGCGTCGCCTTGTTGAGTTCCGATGTCTGGCGGAATGCGCCGCGTTTGAGCGGGCGCGGTTCGTAGGTTTCCGTCTGGTACACCACGGCAGCGTCGGCGCTGGTGTAAAGCCACTTGCGCGCGGCCTCGGTGAAGCGGTACAACTCGACCGGCTGCGCGTCGTGGTCGCTGGACTCGCGGGCGGCGTAGGTCATTGCGGCAGGCTCCTCAACATCGTCGAGCATTCTGCTACGGCTAGCGAATGCCACGCGATTTCGACTTCATCAGACTCTAGCCTGGTCAGGTGCAGAAAGCGCGCGCTCTTGATATCCGCCGGTTGCAGCGTCACGCCCAGGGCGCTGTCAATGGTGATCTGCTCGGTAGCGTCGTCGATCTCGCTGGAAGCGGTGATGGCGCGGTAAAAGCGCTGCCCGGACTGCGTCTCGATCATGATATGGCGGCGGTCTGCGCGGCCCGCCAGATAGCGGGCGTATCCGATATTCTCGACCGTGATCGAGACGGCTGACGATCCGATGGGCGCAAGGATTTTCAGGTCTTCCGCCTGCGTTGGCGACCAGAACGGCACGCGCCGCCCTTCGCGTGCCGCCAGCCATTTTTTCAGCGCCACGATCTCGGCGCGGCTGCCAAGCGTCCAGTGCCAGCTTTTCAGCAGCGCGGCAATGCCGGACAAGTCGTCCACCCACGGCGCGCCGGTATCGTAGTCCAGCACATCGAGCTGGCGCATGGCTTCGATCTCGACAGGCTCCGCCCAGTTGGTGCCGCCTGCATAGACACGATACCCTGCATAGGTGTCGCCCGTATCCAGCGCCGCAATGGCCGGGCTGTCGGCCATCTCGAACTCAACGGTGCCGCTCAGGTGATGGTTGGTCTCGCGGGCGAATTTCTGACGCTGCGGCAGCCGCGCCAGGCGGACCGGGTACAGCCGCGTGCCAGCAGGCCAGGCCGATACCGTGGGCGACTTGAGGGTGATGGACGATGCGCCGACGCTGGCAATCTCGACCGCCTCATGCTGGTCGTGCGCGCGCCACAAGAGCGCCAGGCCGTTCGGCGCAAATTCGTAATCCGTGGTCTGGCATGGGATTGTCATGACGCCTGCCGTCAGCGGCGCGGCAAGCACCTGCCTCTCCGTCCACACCGGCAGCGCGTACAGCCGGGACTGCCAACCCAGCAGGATGGTTTCCAACTTGGCCGAGGCCAGCCTGTCCTGCGTGAGCAAGGAATACGACAGCGCACGGCGCGGAATGCCGCGCAGCCCGACGCGCTGCTCGATGCCGGACTGCGTGAGCAGCACATCCGTCAGCCAGGACAGTTTCTCGCGCACCGGCTCAGACCAGTTCGGCGCGTAGCCGAACACCACCACGCGGCGGCCTGTCGCGCGCAGCTCAGGCGCTTCGGACGAAAAGATGAACGTGTAGAGCGCATCGATCGTCGCCGGGCCATCGGTGTCCACATTGAGTGTGAAGACGCGCTCTTCCAGCGGTGCAAAAACGGTCGGCGCGGCGACGCCGGATTCCGTGATGCCTTCGGTGCCAGATTCCAGGATGGCGCCAAGGCCCTGCGGCGTCAGGTACGCATTCCACACCGTGGCCTGGCGCGTCTGCACGCTCAACAGGTTGCCCAGGTCGATTCGGGGCGGCTGGATGTGGATTCGGTTGTAGTAGTCGTCGAAGTAGCTGGTGGCGATGGTGCCTGACTTGACGTAGGGCGTGGTGGAAACGGGCAGGTTGCTGGTGATCGTCTGAGCACCTGGGCTCGCAGGCGACAGCCATTTCGCCCGCGTGCCAACCCACGCCTCGCTGTAGCTGTCGAAGTCGGCGGTCAGATACGACGTCGGGAATCCACCGATGCTGTTGCTGGCGACAAGAAACCCGTTGATGACCGCCACTTACGGCCCCTCGTAGCGGATGGCCCAGCCGAAGGTGCCTGTGTGATCTACGCCATTCGAGCCTGATGTCACTCCACTAGCATTGCGTGCGGTCGCATTCTTTTTGTACCACGGGAACACTTTCCACTTGTCTGAACCTATGGTCAGAATATCGCCAGGAGACAGGTTGTCTATTCTAATCAGGCGTGCAAATTCCAGATCGGCAACAAGACTCGACCTGAACGATGGCCGCTCATTATAGGCCCTGATTGGAAGCAGCACCGTCTCTGTGTTCCATAAACTTGGCTGTAGATTCAGCAATGGGGCGGCACATCTAATCCCGATAGGGAAAGACGACGCCGAGCCATTCCAAGTCCATCCGTGCGAATCAAGCCCATGATTGACCCAGGAATTCCTGCAATGAAATGAGTCGGCATACGTTACCCAGAACAATGCAGGCGCAATTTCTCCAAAATCGCTTCCGCCGAATTCAGTCCCCATAACAACATAGGCTGTGTCAGCTACGCTACCAGTTCCGACGAATCGTCCTATGCTCGCCCCGCACCATCCTCCGCCATTGACCAGACCGGGAACCGTACTCTTACCAAACGCCATCCACTGGTATCTGTCCACGTCGTAATTGACGACAAGATAGAGTTCCTTGTCGAAGCCGAATACCTCGTAATTGCACGGAAAAGAAATCTCTTTCGTCGGGTATCCGGTTCGCTCGTAAATACGACCTATCGACACAAAATCCGGCGCCGGATTCGAAACCAGGTTGCTCTCGCAACCAAGGCATGTTATGTGCTTTGCCGTCTCGCCGATGCGGAAAAACACGCCATTTTTCGACAGCACATTGGCAGATGTGGTGATGGTGGTGCTGGCGACTGTCTGAAGCACGCTCACCGTGTAGGTGCCCGTGCCGCCGGTGCCGGTGCCAAAGGCGGTGATGGTGGTGCCTGGAGCAATGCCTGCGCCACTGATGACATCGCCGAGATTCAACGACCCTACCGACACCGCAGTCACGGTCAAGGTGATGCCGCTTATCGATCCTGTGACCGAGGTTTGCGCGGACTGCGCCCAGCCGTCGGCTACGGCATGGGTGAGAAGCGCGTTTCGCAGCGCGGTCAGACTGCCTGCGGTGCCGGAGTAGTAAGCCATCAGGTGTCCATCCTCAAAGCGTAGTAGTCGGCATGGCCGGTTCGTGCAACTGATTGCATGACCACGTAGGTCTTGCCGCCGATGACAAGGGTATTCTCCACGGCATTATTGAAGCCGCTCACATGGAAAACGCCATCCAGTTGCCCGTACACGTTCGCACTGCCGTCATGCA